TAAATGTTAGGCTTGTATTTTGGTTATATGGTGAGCCATTGCTGTTGGAACGACTGCCTAATATTTTGTAAGTCACACCTGCATCGCTACTATACCAAAACTCAAATCGATCTACAATACCGCTTGGTGTTAAACCAGTAATGTCTAATGCTGGCACTGCAACATTATTCAATTGCACAACTGTAGGTGCGGCAGGAGTTCCAATAACAGTAATTTCTGGAATTGTAATTGGCACACTTGGCACACGTGGGCGTCGTGGAACACCACCAGCAGTATACATTGTAGCATCATATTCTTGTGCTGTAATTTCAACTGCAATGCCACCTGCTTCTGCCTCAATCTCACGTACACGCACAATTCTAAATGGCTGATCCACAAAGCCATAAATGCTATTTGTTACTGTAATAACATCGCCTGCTTCGGCATTGATCTTAGAATAATCGGTTGTAAATGTAATCACACGATCCATGCGATTCTGGTATAGTTCTAAATACGCCAACTCACGTGCTTGCAATGGCTCGTTCAGAAGATCAAGACGAATGTTTAATGTGTTATCTGGTTCATTTGCGTTGCGGAATTCGTCTGGCAAATCAATGCGGATAGTATCAATTTGATCGCGCAATTGTCTATGCGGGAATTCAACAATAACACTGTTGTACATGTTATCTAAAGCAGTGCCAGTTAAATCAATGCCCGAGATAATATTGCTATCATCAAATGCCAATGCAGTTGTGGCATCTCTATTGACTTTTACACCCCATACTCCACGAGCAATGTCATAATTGACAAAAGCGCCACAATTATTAGCTAATGCTGTTAAATTATCTAATACATTGTTGCCGGGATTGACAATACCGTTGATCTGATAACGATCGCCTAATTGGTATGTAAGTCCATCAGTTTCATCAATGTAGTTTACTTCATCATCAGCGTAATCATTTAGTGCTACTAAACTTGCAGTATCAATATCAGCCGCAGATAAGTCAGCACCGCTGATTGGATTGGTTAAGAAAGAGTAAATTGCATCACCAGGTTTGAACAAGTTATTGCTTACTTTAAATTGTAATTCTGGTAATCCAGTAATGCCTTTGTCTCTATTATAAGAAACTTTAATTAGGGCAAAAGTTAGTCCTACCATGCGGAATGTATTGTCCCATGCAGGAAATACTGCACGGGCATCACCTGGGACACTTGGCAATGGGCTGATATACTCGCCTAAATCGCTTGGTAAAATTGGTGTAAAACTGCCATTGCCATACAAATAGATTTTAACAAGATCGCGTGGGCTTGTATCTACAATACCGTCCTGGTTAACAAGATAATCAACTGTTACACCATCTGCTTTAAAATACACACGTTGGTTGTTCCAGTAGATTTCATCTACGCTGGTTGTGATTGTAGCACCATCACTAAGGCGTGTAGTAACAGCAGTAGGCACTTCAGATAATGTCAAGCAATACCACATTGTTTGGTTTGCGTCTGTTAACTGTGCATCAGTAATCTTACCGCCTAGATATGCACTGCCATATAATAAAGGAATAGGATTTGTTGTATCTGGTGCGGCTTGTAAGCGCACACCTTGATCTACGGCGCCGGCGCCGTTATCTTGCCCAGTTGATTTGTTAATCAGCCTACTAACACCGTATGCAACTAAAATACGTACTAGAGCACTACCAATGCTTGAACTACCAATTGCGGCAGCAGCCGCTGTCAAAAAACTTGCCATATCTTATTCCTTAATCCAATGACTCTCAACACATCTCCAACCGCGCTTTGACAAATCAATGTCACTGCTACCTGGTTGGGTGGATAAACTTACAGTATCCACTAATTTATCTCGGATAAATCGTTCGCAGTCTGTTTGCCACTTGACAAACAACTCAGCACTTATGCGACTGCGTCTAAACTCTGGTTCAACCCACCAAAACAATTCTCTCATGCGCTTCTTAGAACTAATCCAAGGATCTTGTTCTACCATCGCGCCTATCATACCAATAATTTTACCATCATGCTCAGCCACCATTAGATAACCATTTGCAATCAAGTGCTTTAAAATTACAATTGCACCAATGGCATCTGCGTCAGACCAATCTGAATAATTTACAAGACTTGCAGTTGCAAATGATTTTAATAATTCAAATGTTTGTGTAACGTCGTCTGATGTTGCGGCTCTTATCATGCTGTTGCCAATGGTTTACCAAAATCAAAATTGCTTGTTGCAATTGCGGCTACGCGGCTAAAACCAGCATCATCACTTCTATATCCAGTTCCGGCGGTTGTAACAGTTACACTTGTAACTACACCGCCTGCTACTGTTGCAGAAATCTTACCGTTAATACCACTACCAGTGATATTTATTAAAGATAAGTTGGTGTAGGTTCCATTAGTATATCCGCTACCAGCAATGATGTCACCTATTGTAGCGATAGCGCCATTTGTGCCAGTAGTTAAAACACGGAATTGGAATCCAGTGCCACCTGGGATTGTTGCAGTAACATAACTGCCTTTGAAATTATATTTTCGTTCAGCATTATTAGTAAACTGCCCAGCAATTTTTTGATTCAAAACAGTCACAATGCTAGAGCAACTCACACTAATTGTAGTAGAAGCAGTCTGACTAAACTGATTGTATTCATCATTGAAACTATAATTGGCAATAATACCAACAAAGCGAGCACTTGGGTTACCAGCAATGTTTAGTGCAACACCAGTATTAGTATTGAAGAATACTCGAGTGATTGAAACTTCACTACCTTTAATAGAATAACCCATCATACCAGCAATGAATGCTTGATCGATTGCAGCCAAACTAATAGTAATGTCATTTTGACTTGGGCGTAATTCATTATTGAACTCACTAACAGCAAGTAATGCACCCATCGGTGTATATTCAAAAGTGCCACCACTCTCAACTAGGCTATATGGTGTATCATGATTACTCATACGCAATGTGCCGTAGTCTGGGATCACCATTTTGATAAACAGACTTTGTTTAACGCTACTGTATGCGCTTAAATTTAATGCTCCAGCCATTATAGCACCTCATAGAAAACAAAGTCGCCATTCCATGCCACAATATCACGTTCAATGATAGTCCAGGTTGGACACTCAACGCAAATAACACTCCAGCTAACTTCATTGCCAACTTTCATAGTGACAGCAGTATTACTTGGTGTTTCAAGAATTGGTCTATGCACAGGAACCAATTGCGTTGGGTTGCTGCCTTTTGTAACAACATCTCTAATCATATACACATATTTGCTAGAACCAGGTTGTATTAAATCACCAACCTTAAACAATACAGTACCTACAGCACCTGGCATGCCACCTAGTTCAAATTTAGTTGTATCACTTGCGGCTTGAGCTGTAGTATATTTAAAAGTCATTGTTGAGGTAGAGGTTGCCTCACCTCTATAACCTGTATACCAATCAAATGAAGTGCTTGGTAATGTGATTGTTTCAGACTTTAACAAATTTGCTGTGTCGATATCTTCGATGTATCCACGATTAGAACGCCAACTCATACCTGTTGGCATCTTAACAGTAAAACGCCATACAGCACCACCACGACTAATACTGCGTACACGCTGATCACGTGCAATAGTTTGACTAACTATTGGTCGCTTATTCACGCTGATTGATTCAGCGTTATCAAAAACCCATTGAAATGAAGCCATATCTAATATCCTTTATCTTCTACTTGGAATTGAACTGCGGCCCTTCTCGGTAACTGCATATAAAAATTCCGGATCACTTGCAACTAGTTGTCTAAAACTAGAAGCATCAACTGCGTTAATGTTGTATGTAACATTAGAGCCACCACCTAAACTATGATTAGGTACAATATTGCCAGCACTACGTGGTACAAAAAGTTCAGGACCTTTTTCACCAACCATGTAAGGTGTCATAGCATCAACTGGGCCGCCACTGGCTCTACCGGGTAGTCCTAATAAGGATCCAATAAAACCACCTGCAGACTTGCCATCACCAAAGATGCCTAATGCTAACTTTTGTGCTTGGATGCGAACAAATTGTTCAATTACACTATTCGCAAAATCTTTAAAACTCAACTTACCAGTTTTAACAAAATTTACAATAGCATCTTCAAAACTACGTGTGACCGTACTGAACATAGTGCGTGCTTGTTCAGCCGCATTGGTGGCATTTTCAACATATTGCTTATATGCCTTTTCCCAACCTACACCAAACTCGCGGCTCTTATCAATTTGTTCTTGAGTTTGCTTTCCTTGCTTGTCATATAGTTCGCTGACTTGTTTTGTAATCTCAGCAATACGTTCTGGCTTGATAGGAACTAACTCGCCATCTTTTCTACCTAACTTGGCTTGTTCTTCTTGTAGTTTCTGAGCAATAGCCAATTGTTTTTGTAATTCAATTGCTTGTATGATCTTTTCATTCTCAGTAGCAGTAAGACCAATCAACTCGCTCTTGGCTGTGATAGCATTTAGTTGAGCTTGATTAGTTAGACCTAACGCAAATTGATATGCTTCTTCGCTATTACGAATTTCCTGAAGTCCAGCAACACTTTTCTTATTAGTTTCTAATGCTATTCCAGTTTGTTGTTCTACATTTCTAATGGCTTGTTCAATCTGAGCCAGACGAGATTCAGCAGTTGGATCAATACCAAGTGTTAGACGAACTTTTTCTGCTTCCTGTTGTAAAGCAATAACTTGTAAGCGGCTCTTTGTCAAGATGGCTTCTTGTTGAATATACATTTCAAGATTATCGCGACCTAAACCAGTGCCACGCAACTGGATAGCCAATTGATGATCAGCCTCAATATTACCTCTACTGAAGTTTTCTACTAATTGTTTATATTGTAAGTTTGATGCGGCAAGTTGATCGGTAATTCTTGCTTCAAGATTATAAAGTTCTAAGGCAGCCTTGGCATTAACGGCAGTTGTTCTTGCGGCAATTTCTGCTTCACGCTGGGCGGCACCTTCGGGACCTTTTAATTTTTCATTAGCATTTACTTCAGCAGTGATCTTAGCAATTTCTGCGGCCTGCTGAGCGGCAATCTTGATCTTTTCATCACGAGTCTGTAATGCTACACTTAAACTATAGTTGGCATTAGCATCCTCAATACGCTTATTACTTGCTTTAAGTTCTTCTTCGGCTACTCTACCTGCGGCACCTTCACCTTTAATACGTCGTGGATCATTAGCGGCAAATTGACTTGTCCCACGCCCGCCACCAGCATCACTTGGACCAATATTAATTCTTGACAAGCCAAGGTCTTCGCGAATGGCTGCTTTTTGTTCTCTAAAAAACTTGCCTATAGCATCTGTGGCTTTATTAATACCAATAGCAAGATTACCAGCAAAACTTAATCCAAGTCGATCGATGCCAGTTTTTAATTCATCAACGGCTGCTTTATATCTATCGAGGGCGGCAACTTGGGCATCAGTAATAGCATCCCTACCAGCCTTAACGTTTGACCAATCAATTCGAGCGGCTTCTTTCCCCATTAACTCTGTGGCTATTCTCTGACGCTCTGTCTTATTTGTCATCCCTGCCAATGATGCGGTGACATCAGCCATGATATCATCAATATCTCTTAAATTGCCGCTGGCATCAACGGTATTGACACCTAATGTTCTAAATGTGTCTTTTAGTTTGCTATTTCCATCAGCCGCATCAGCAACACTATTGCTTAATTTGGTAGCAAACTTTTCAAAAGAATCCATACTACCGCCAGCCTGTACTAAACTGGACTTAAAGTTCATTAGCACGCCAGCACTGATGCCGGTGGCCGCACTAATATCATTTAACGCATCGGCAGTTTTCAATCCATGTGATGCTAATGCTACCATAGCCGCACCAGCAGCCGCGGCTGCTAAGCCTAATGGACCTAACTTACCAACGATGCCATTAATAGTATTACCAAATGCTCCACCAACTTGGCCAGCACCAGCAATATCAGCCTTTAAATCATTGATACTTTTCTTAAGACCATTGATGTCATTGGCACCTTCTACCTTGGTCTTGATTACAACTTCTTCAATTGTCTTAGCCATATCTTATTTTCCTAACTCTTTTTTAATGTAATCACTGATATGCTTTTTAGTTGGTTTAGTCATACCGTCTGGGAATTGATTACTCCAACCTTGATCTAATCGTTTAGCATATGGATACTTTGCGTGTATTTCATCACCTTGTAATGTTGTATTACGGCGGGCGTTGCCAGTGTCAATAGCAGTATTATCCTTAAACACTTTATAGGCTTCTTGAGCCAGTTTTTTTGGATCTAATACTTGCTGTATCCGATCTAATCTTTTAATAATTTCGCCTGCCATATTATGGTTTCCTTACAAGTTTAAGCAATTCTTCTTCGCTTAGTTCTGGCATAGTATTTTTACCGTCTGCCTTATCCTGCTGATACTTTTCCCAAGTCATTGACACATCATAGACCATTAAATCAAATGTTGTGGCACGACTCGACACTTCACTTGGCAGCAGTCCATAGTGTTTGGCCAATGCCCCAATGGTAATCAATTTTACTGATTGCCAGTCTGTGCTGTCGATGGCTTGGTCTTTGACTTTCCCAAGTTTTCATTGATCTTAATCAAGGCCTCAAATACAATATCAATAGGTAGCATTTCTTCATCGCCAATAACTGGCTTGCCATCCGCACTGACAATAATCTTTCTCATTAACGCATTTAGTTGTGTGCCGCTTTGATCTTGTTGAGCACGGTAAAAATCAAAGTATGTGTGGATATCCACACTATCATACATATAAAACTCAATAGGTTCTCCATACTCTTTGACAATCTTTTCATCGTCAAGAACCATTTTTAGTAATTCGGGTTTTTTTGCTACTTTAGCGATGTCCATATCTTATTTTCCAATCTTATCTTTTAGGTAATGTATAGCACTTAGCACAAAACGCAATCTTGCGTCTGTTTGCTCTAAGTCTTTACGAGCGCATTTTAATTCTGAAATAGTTTTGGCAGCTTCAGCCTCCATACTTTTTAGAATATCATGCAATTCCAACTTATCAAAAATCATATCTACCTCCTTGGTGATACTCTATTTAGCTCAATGAAAAGAGGATCCGAAGATCCTCTTTTGTCTTACATCAACTTGTGATTGATTAAGCGATACCAGCCAATTTGTAATTACCATTAACTTCAATGGTAATTGGTGATACCCAAACTGGACTATCAGCAGACACTTTTGGTGCCAAAGCACTGATAAAGCCATTGCCCATGATCAAGTAGTTGTCTGGGGTCTGACCTGTAGTAGCACCACTCGGAGCAACCATAAATGCTACTTGAATGCGGCTATTACTATAACCAAATACACCACCAGTTGCGATAGTTGTATTAGTTCCTGGAGTTGTTCCGAAGAACAACGTTGGGTCTAATACGAAGTTGCCACTTACGCTGTTAGTTGATACCGTTGTAATAACGTTCTCGCCTTGTTGGCTGAGCGTTTTCCAGCGGAAACTACCGTTCGCGTTGTTAATTGTGACATCTTGTAATCCTGTAAGTTCAATGGCTCCAGTAGCAAGTGTTAAAGCACCAGTACCAGAATCTACAGCAGTATAAAAGTTTGTTGAAGTCAAACTTTCGGTTGCTGTACCATCCCACTTAATCAGAACAAGTTTAACCCAGTTTTGTTGTGTTGTTGCGTTAATATACGCCATGTTCTTTTTCCTTAAATTAGTTTTGAGAATCTATACTCGAAAGTATAAACAATGACATCTTTGTCAATCTCAGTAGTATAATCAAATTCTTTCTTAAAGACATTTGACATACTACTCATATCTTTTGCATTTCCAATTATTACCAATGCTGATTCTAAATCAGAGGGTTTATTTTTAGCATCTACAGCAAGATATCCAACTATTGTTGTAGTTGTTTTAGCAATATCTAAAGCCCCTAAGGTCTCTACAAATGCTTCTTGCGAAGTTGTTGGCTCATCAAGATAAACTCGTTTCATATTTTGACGATACAATTCTTTATCGCCTTGCGCCCAGGGCAACTCGCTTGCACATTTAATTGTGCCAGACAAGTTTGCTGAGAGATAGGTTAAAAGTTCTGTTCTCATCGAATACGCACCAAGTTTAACTTGACTGGTTCTTTTTCAGTGGTTTCAATTGTGTTGTCACCATCAAAATCATACCAATCACCTGCTTCAATTAATTCCTGGAATAGTGCAGCCGCCTTATCTTTATAATAAAGAATTTTCTGGCGCTCTGCACTAGTCTCATTGCCAAAGTCTGCTATCTTAGGAAGAATGTATTCTTCCATAGCCTGATAAACACATAAATCTGTGAAATCACTTTGACGCCCTTTAATTAATAAAGCATTAACTTCTGGGACTAAACGTACATCGTTGTTTAAACTAGGATTGCGTTTAAATTGGTAATCTCTCCACCAATCGCTTGCGCGAATCTTAGATAAAATACGCTGACTTGTGCGAATCAACATATCTTCAACTGTAATATCGTCTAGTCCCTCGTTTGCTTCAAATAGGCGCTGATCACGATCAACTACATCTTGATAGATGGCAAAACTTCTAAAAGTTGTACCAGAAATAATGAAAGTCATCGTGATTGCTCCTTAATAATTAGGGTGCGTCAACCAACTTAACACCACGGGCTGCGTCAACAAGACCAACACCAGCGTGTAAAGAAGCAACGATGTCGTTACCAACTGCGGCTGCACGACGTTGAACTTCTAAGTCAACATTCTTGAACATTGCGATACGGAAAGCATCAGCACCAAAGATAGCACCTTTGAAACCAGTAACGCCAGAGATAGCGGCTGTTGCAAATGCGCTTTGGTAGAAGCGAACACCAGCAATTTGACCAACGAAACCGTTTGCCATTGCTTCGTTTTGCATTGCACCACCAGCATAAGCTGTAGAACCAACAACTTTCATCAACTCAGCGGCCGCGGCTGTTCCTAAAACACCATACAACTGACCCGTTTCGCCAGCGCCACGGATTTGTGCAACTGCGTCGAAAATTGCGTTCAATGTCAATGTGCCTGTGTCAGCAGATGCTGTAAGACCACTAAAAGCCGCAACTACGTCTTTGTCAAAAGCCGCAGAAACGCTGTTACCTAAAACACGACCTAATTCGTTAGGATCGATACCACCTAAGTCACGAACAACGTCACGTGCGGCATAAATGTTCGCTGTGATTGTTTTGTTTGTACTTGTGATGCCCAATGCATCAAAGTCAGTAGCGTCATGAGATGCGCTTGTCAACTTTTGTGCAGTTACGCTACCAAGCAATGGTAGTTGAGCTGTGATGGAACCTGCTGGAACCTGGATTTGTGGGATTGTCATACCACCCAAGAACAATGAAGATTCTTGTGCGGCGTAAACTGCGGCTGCTTTGGTGTTAACCATGAAACCGGCTAAGTCATAGGCTGTATTGTATGCCATGTTATGTTTTCCTTAAATTAAATTTTGCCGTTGCGTCTTGCTTCAGCGTATATTTTGCGATGATCTGGACGTGTTAGGTCAAGCGACTTCAAATCAATTTGACCACCGCCACTGTTATTTACATTACTTTGCGTGTTAGTAGTAGCAGGTGTAGCCGAAGTGAAGTGTGGATTAGCATCTAAGAACTCTTTGACATATTTTTCCACACTAAGTGGGTTACCAGAGTCGTCATACCTGACGCTACCTGTTTTAGTGTCAATCACTTCTACTTCACCTTCAGCATTTAATCTAACAGCTGGTTTAAGCAATTGCTTGACCTGCTCTGGATTAACGCTACGATACTGTGACGCCAAGCTCAACAATGGTTGTTCAACTTTGAATTCACGGATAATCGCGTCTCGTTTCTGAATTTCTGCGTCCTTCTTGGATGCTAGATCACTCATAACTTTATCAAATTCTCCACGCTTGAGTGCAGTTTCTTGCTCACGTTTTTGGTGAGTAGTAAGCACTTCACGGATTGTTTCAGGATCGCCCAATTCTTCGTATGGTTTTAGCAATTTCTTGCTTAAACTAGACTTCATACGTGCCATCATGTCATCAACTTCGCGTTGTGAATAAGATTTTTCAGCCTGAGTATTTGTTTCAGTTGTTGCCTCAGTTGCATCAACATTGCCAATGTTTGTATCGGTCATTGTAAACCTCGCCTCCTAAGAGTATTGTTAATTGGGCACTAGTGTGCCCATAATGTATTTAGTATCAGTTTATTGTAATGTTAGGCATCACCAAGAAGTTTGATGGCAGCAATTTCTGCTTGCTTTTCTGCTTCTTCTTTGTTGTACTCGTCGATTTCTTCAGCCAGTTCATGTTGGAAATCATCAGGTGAGCCTGGGTATTCAGTTAAGTTAAGTTCAAGCAATTCTGTAATTTCATGTGCTACAGCATTTTTCATTTCCGGAACATCAACACTGCTGTATACTTTTAACAACTGGTCTAATTCATTGTCAGTATCACGAATGCTAAATGATTCAGGATAACTGATTTCGCCATCCCATGTTTGGCCTTGATACTCGGCAAATAGTTGCCACAATTGTTCTTCAGCAAGTTCAATGTTGTCGGCCTGTTCGCTTAGTTTGGCGTTAAGCAATTGAAATTCAACTTCTCTTGATACGCCACTCATCATCTTGGCTTCAGTTGCACGAATGCTACCAGTGTTGGCCATTTTATCAATGCTGGAGACCAAGTTGTTGATTGCAGTGTAAACTGAACTTACTTCCTGACCAGAGAACTCAAGCACATATGGCTTCAATGCTGGATCTAATGTGTCTTCCATGTGAATCAATGCGCCAGCGCCAGAACCCACGTTAGTACCTTTTGTGGTTACTAAACTAGGATGGCTGCCTAAACGAATGCCTTGTTCAGCTTCACTTGTTAAGTTGTAAATTAAACGTTGTGTATCAGCAATGTCATTAACTGTACTGAGACCCAATCCACGCACTGAACTTGTGTGTGCATACAAGCAAACGGCAGGAACACGGCCTAAACCATTTAACTCTACTAAACGATCAACAATGTCTTGCTTGTCGTGATTGACGGTTGTAGTGACTACATCTTGTGGAGTCCACTCTTTGATAACGCTAACACTACCATTTGAGTCTTCAACATACTTTAGATAGCTTAGTTCATAGCTGCCATTTAACTTGCGTGTCCATTTCCAATCTGTTACAACAAGTGGAGTCATCATGTTCAAATATGGACGTACGCCTTGTGCAATTTCATCAGCTCGAGTAACAGCACCAACGTCTGGTTTGCTCATTACAATCCATGTGTGTCCAAAGATGTTGGCATAAATGCTGGCTTGCTTCATGAAAGCATCTAAGTTACGGCCTTCCCAATCACAATCTTCTAAGAAGTCTGCTACTGTAATTTCAGCCTCTAAACTACCTAATTCACGCTCAGGTGGCATGCGGAACAAGAAACTAATGTATGTTGAAATAATACTACGAACTTGATTGTCAAGCGGTGTCATGGCAACACGAGCCGCATATTCTGCCGCTGTTTCTAATTGATACTTTGTTAAGTAATTGCCATTTTGATATTCTAGACCGCCCATGTAGCTGTCTAATAGAAACTGCCATCTTGCACGATGTCTAGTGTGAATTGCATTAGCGCCAGCCGCACTTGCATAATCAGTTGAAATAATTTGATCCATAATTGGGTCCTTTAGTAATATGTTATTTAGCCAACTCTGTGGCCAAAGCGTTGCGGGGCGGATGCCACCCCAGGTTTTGTAATTGGGAATAAGAATTGGACCATGTACGTCAATGCATCGCAACCATGATCGAATCCACTATCCTTAGCAGGAATCATTGTGTCAGTTTTGTAAGCCCAGTTTTTCAAGCAAGTGATAGTCTTTTTGCATTTTGGATCTATTATAAATCGAGTAGATCCGTCATCTCGCTTAAAGAACAAACTGTTGCCGCTGTTAATACGGTCTCGCACGAGTGGGTGCTGACGGTGGTATCTTGTGGTGAAGCCAGCCATTTCAAGCAATCTGATATCTGTGTTGCCTCCAGCGGAAGTTTTTCGTTGAACGCCAGCTGGGTCTGGAAACACTGTGATAGGGTTTGTGGGGTATCTGTTTTTGATCTCATCTATCATCTCCGTTGTGTTTGAATTCTCAAGATATATCTCATCGTATATCTCAATGCCAGTGCGTGTCTGACGACCAATTACTGCTGAACATGGCGTTACGTTAAAGTCCATTCCAATAAACACTGGTTCTGTTGCTGTGGGCTTGCGTACTTCTTGTATATTGTGATTACCAAAATCACCAAAGATGATACCAGCAAAGTTTTCCCAATTGGCTAGATATTCTTGCGAGAAAACTTTAGGTGCCAAGTCTTGACGTGCTTGCTCAATTTCATCTGCATCTACAAACCTGCCTTCTTCAGTCGTGTAAGAGAAACTTGCCCAGTTCCGATTGGTTAAGTGCTTGTCATATAAATCGCGAGCAGCCTGGTTACCTGCTTTAGGTGTTCCTGTAAAAAGTGCGTGGCCTTTTTTATCGCTGAGTGCCGGACGAATGATCTGCGCCCAGATCTCTTCTAAGTCAATGTCGCAAAACTCGTCAATGCAAATAAAGTCTAAACTTTCACCACGCAAGTTGTCACCTTGTTCTGCACTCTTTAAACAGATCATGCTGCCATTTTTTAAAGTGATGGTAAGTTCTGATTCATTAGTATTTGCAACCCAGCGTAATGAGTTTAACTTCTTCTTCAACTTGTTCCAACATAAACTCTTAATTTGCTGTCTTGAGTTGGCCAACATCCAGACTATGCTATTTGGCTTACTTGCAAAGCGACAAACTTCACGCATTGCCAAGAATGTTTTGCCGCCACGCCGCCCAGCAAGCACCACTCGAAAGCGGCTCTTACTGTCTGCAATAAGTTGTTGCTTATCACTTAGCGCCATTTAATCAAACAACTCCTTTGCTGGGTCTCTTGTATGCTCATACCATGCTTCAATGCGTTTCTTTGCTATTTCTACATAAGCAGGGTCTAACTCGCATCCAATGTAAGTGTGTCCAAGTTCAACAGCCGCACAGCCAGTGGAGCCTGAACCATTAAACGGATCTAATACCGTGCCACCTGGTGGTGTGACAAGTTTAATAAGATACTTCATAAGTTCAATGGGCTTGACCGTGGGGTGGTTGTTGCCAGCATCGCTAAGTTGAAACTGCTCTACTAATACATTGGCACTGGCTCCGGGCTTCTTCTCAGCATAGTTTAACACATTACCATCAGCATCTCGGGCTCTGCGTGTTTGTGCTCCAGGATCATCATGCCCAATGTGTCGCTCTTTACGGCTGACTTTGGGGCAGTAAAAATACTTTTGGTAGTCTGGGATATCACCAAGAACATTGGAGGGGAAGCGGCCTAACTCTGGATTGCTAAACGCAGGCTTATCAGCACGACCTCCTCGTTTGGTTTCTTCTTGATCTACTGCTTCAGTCCAATCAGTGCCACCTTGGAATGTAGCATATGGATTATCACTTTCACTAAAAGGCACACGAGTAGCATCAATGTTATAAGCACCTGTGCCATACTTTAACACATTCTCACGGATACTTGTTTTAATAGGCTTGCGGGCAAGTGCGATTGGTTCGTGTGCTGGCTTTAGTGCTGTGCCCCAACCTGCCCATTCATTTTGTGCTGGGGCTAAAGCATCACGCAAATCGCATTGTTGTTCTTGGCAATTGTTTTGATTACTACCATTTAATGTTTTATTACACTTGGGGCAATTAGTCTTGGGACCAGACTCAATCTTACTGCGTTTAATGCCCAGGGCATTATCTGCTCGTTTCTTTTCTGTTCGTTCAATCTGCTTACCCACATCTTGACTCTTAGGAAAGCCTGATGAGTAAATCCACATTATTTGATCTCGTATTTCAAAGCCTGCTTGTTCTAATGTAATGGCAAGATGATGGTAAGTTCTTGCGGCTGAGAATGCCAGAATATGTCCGCCAGGTTTTAATACACGCAAACATTCTTGATATGTTTCAAGTGCTCCTGTATTGGCGTCCCATGCTTTGCCCAAAAAGTCAATGCCATATGGCGGGTCTGTGATGATGGCATCTATTGAGTTGTCCGCTAATGTTTTTAAGGTCGTGCGGTTATCGCCTTGTAGTATTGTATAGTTCATTTGTCTCCTTTGTAGCAACTATACTTGTAGTTATCGGCATAACACATCATTGATATGATCAGAGATCTTAGCTAACTCTTGTGGGCTAAGATAATATTCTTGTGCGTCACTGCTTCTAATAAATGCAAGACGAATCATATCAGGCGTTAACCATGTTACTTGCACATTGAGATTATCGCCGCCGCCTGCGCCACTCTCACTCAAATGCTGTATCTTCATCGTCTTGGGTCTGAATAGTGTTTTCATCGTCTAGGCCATCTTGTGCGGTATCTTCGTCGATATCATCAGTCCAGGGTAATGGACGGTTGTCTTCATTGGCTTGTCCATTTTCATTTTGATCAAGCATGTTACGACCTAACCAGATTAACATTGGGACATTACCATCTAACGCCACACGCAACTGTGTTTGACGCAGACTGGTTTTTAATTTATGGCGCCCAAATAGAAGATTTTCCGCAAATCCTCTGCGTAGTGTGTCTTCTTTAATGCCGAAATAATTAGCAATGTCGCGATCAGTACAACCTAAACTTGCTAAATGTTCTACTTCATCAAACGGCACAGGCACTTTGTTGCGCCCAACAACACGAGCCAACTTTGTGACTTCTACAGTATGCCCAGTTTTAGGGCCTGGTTTACTTGGATTTAACGCTTCAGCCTGTCGTTGTAAACGCTCTTGAGCCATACGAAAGATACGATTGTTAAAAGGTGATTTATCTTGTTCTTTATCCATACTGATATTTAGCTCAGAAGAAAGCCCCAATGTCCGACCACGGGGCTTTCTAATGGGAGGAGGAAATTAATGCCGAAACAAAAAACTCCCATGTGTGCAGAGGAAAATGGCCTAATAAAAACCTCTGCGTAACAACAACGGTCCTAAGGTATTATTTCTGTTATTGTTGCATTTATTTATCAGATACTTAAACGCACTTCAAACTCATCTTCTGGGTTATAGTATTCAACTTCTACATGATGATGCTGTACAGTAGTTGTAACTTCTCTTGTAGTACCATCGGGCTCATACACTGTTTTAAGCGTTTTTATTTCAGGTTCTCGCACAATGTTAAACGAGCAAAGCCCTAGCAAACTGTCTGCGGCAAAACGTTGTATCTGCGGGTCATTATAAACTACTCCAGCGGCTGGCACTCTAGCCATAACGTTGCGTAGTAAATCACGGTTCGTAATTGGATATTTTATCATATTTGGTTCCTTAATATGTGTAGCATGTGTAGGTTGTGTAGGAAAAATGCATTTTTTACAACTTCTTTTTATTCTATCATTAAAAAGTTGCTGTAGTTTTTGTCTTTTTCCTACACTTCCTACACATCTACACAAATTACAGCTGAATCAGCATGTCATCCTTTGTTAAATCTTTGCCTGGAATAGCAGTGCTAACACGATCCCAGGGAAATGCTCTTGCAGTTGTGCCACGCACGGAATCAGTTTTAAACACATAACTTTGGTGTGTGCTTAAAATATGCCCTTGCATTTCTAAATCAACTCGTTGTTGTGCGGCTTCTTTGTAAGCAACTTTATTGCGGCTCAGATAATCTTTCCATTGTTTCTTAATAGTTTTAGGATTTGGCTTTTTACCATCATTTACAATGCCTACAATATCTTGTAGCAATTTAACGCTAATGATACCACAGCTTTCAAATACCGGAAGCAATTGATCAAACACCGTATCCATTGTACTCTTCTGATCTTCAAAGCGTTGCTTGTAATCTTCGCCGTGTAATGGGCGTAGAATATCTAATGTTATAATATTGTGCTTTTTAATCATTGCGCCCATCCAGGCTGCAACTTCAGATCTATTTTTAACAAGTTGTGCAATTTCATTAGCACGAACGCCTGCTTGTTCCTTTGTGCAATTTTCACGAGCCATAATTTCATCAATCATTACTATATTAGTATTAATTACACTATAGCGTCTGTCTTCACCACCGGTACCAGTACCGCTTAACTTAAACACACCATGGCTGTTATTGCTTAATGCTAATAAACTGTAGTTTCTATCTGCTGTATAAGCATCGACACCCTTGCGCTCAACCCGCTGTTCTTCACCGCCAGTTGCTTGCTTCATTTTGCCTGCTGGTAGTTCTTTTTCAGTTGGCTCATCAAAGAGCAAGATTGTAGCAAGTTCCCAAGATGCGTTAAAGCCATCATTAAGTTCTTTTGCTGCCGCAGGGACAATACAGTTAGGAGTAAAAATAGTCCTACAAAGTTCTGCATAGCGTCCTTTACCGTTACCACCAGGACTACCGCCTAAGTCTAAGTTAGGTGTATTTGCAACACGCTCGGGGAACAAATATTTGTAAGCAGGCCATTGTTCTAAATGGGCAATATTTTCTGCTTTACCACCACCAATGCAATACATTAGCAAATCAAAATCAGGATTGTATGGCTCATTGCTCCAGCCTTCAACATATGATTCATCTCTAAATTCTGGCTCAAGCCAATAACTAGCAATTACTTGTGCCTTATTATAAACTTTATCTGATGCCCATTTACTATACAAGAAACTTGCGGTCTCTTGATAGTGCGTTTTATTTTTAACAATAAACAACTTCTGAATATTGTTATTAGCATCAAACAAATATTGTCCAATCATTTTACTAAAGGCGCTTGTTGCTCTCGCCCCATCAAAACTATGAAACACAGGATTGATGACACCTTGCTTATTATCGCCCATGTCCATGCAATATGTGTATTTGTTGTTTTCCACATTATAACTAATATGGTATTTGTTGATAGCCTCTAAGATTGCCGGCTGTACTTCTTTCCATTTAAAATTATTAGATGCTTCTTGCGCTTCATCTAATTCAGTTTTGTCATTTTTGATATCATCAATCTTGTCTTGACATTGACGCACAATATATTTTTGTGCTTTAACTGCATCCTCAATATCTTGTAGTTCTTGTCCTTCTAAGACACTGATACCACAGGAATACGCACGTTCTAGTTCTTCTAGTTTATCTTGTTCTTCCCCTAATTCGCCGCGCAATTCTTTTAAGCGGGCATCTAATTGTTGTTGTGTTGTTTTCTTGGCCATTTTATTTTAAGTTATATTTTTGTTTAAGACGCTTCGTAGTGTCTATAAATTGTGTGACAGGCGTTGCTTCTCGTAAGCAGTCCTTACCATGTCGTTCTCGTAGCAAGTGTATAACACTTCCCATTGTAATTGGCTTGCTAACTTGCCCGCCGTGTGTCCAAACAGTTGCCGCATCACCTGCTGTTTTTTGGCTCATCATGCCTGTAGTAACGTATTGGAAGTCTGTTAAACTAAAGCCGCCTGCTTTTAAACCCCAGCCAACATTACGCCAAATTGTGTAGTTGCCCACATAAGTTTGCTTCAGCAAGTCAAGTATGCGTTGCTTTTGTGCGTCGTCAAGTTGTATAGCAGGACCTGTGTATTGCGTCATTGCTTCTGCACTTGCACGGTCTTGTTCTTCTACAATAGCAACTAACTGTTCAACAATATCAGTTGTTAGTAATCTGTTGGTGCGTTCGCATAGGACACAATCAGGCGTGCCATAAAACAAACGTGTAGGATCTTTACATGCTTCGTCAGCCGCTCCAAACACTTTAAGCAAGCCACGATTTATTTTGCGTAGGCGGCCCGCATCTGTTTCTGCTACTTCTAGCGCAAAGCAAATGCGGAACTTGTGTAGTTCGGCAGTAAAGCTGGGTGTTGCATAAAAGCCCGCACCGCATGCATTGTAAAATGCATTGTCTAGTAGTTCAGGAATAGTCATGCCACTATCAATATCAACCATAAGCAATTGCCTACTTGCAAAGTTCGCTTCTTTACGATTATCATTTAGTAGTTCGGCACTTGTAGCATAGCCATCCTGAGTAATCAACGAAAATGCATCTTCCCAACTAACATCGATGTTGATCCAATTATGGCCCAAATCAACAAATGCATTCTTTGCTGGCTTGCCTATAATATTTGGGTTTATGCTCAACTTCATGCTAATTCTTGCTGATATTTAATTACACGCAAAACTTCATTTAAACGCGGCACCATTTCAGGGTTCGCGCCAATTGCTTGTTTAGCTAACCGACGCACAACAATCTCTTGTCTTGTTAATGATTTATCTTGCACTACGGTTTGTAATTGCTCAATGGCATAATCATAAAATTCTTGTTTATTCATCTTCAAATCTCCAAAGGTTGGTAATTACACTACTCACTCTGAGTAATGTGACTGTTATGGTCCTGGGAGATTGTCATGTCTCCTTCTTCTCGTAGGACCGACTAGACTGTCTCTAGACGGGAGTAAAGCATCTTAACTCTTTACCCACCTGAAAAGGATGGGCTGTCCATCCAGTGCAGGTTAAGATTTTTCTGAGAAGAAGTGTTAGCGTTGCACTAACACTATTATTTAGCAAGTTCTTGCAGTTGTGTTAACCTATCTAAGGTCATTTGGAGCAAGTCGGGGTTTGAATTTTCCTTTTGGTATGTCAAGTACAAGCCTTGCATGATTTCAATTTGTTCTTCAATTGGAAAACTTTCAGATAATTTAATAGTTTCTTTAGCAATACCCTGTAAACGATCAATGAAATTGTTTTCAGCATCTTCACGATCCTTTTTGCGTCTGCGTGCTTGCTTCTTTTCAAATTTAATAGCCCAGGCATGTGCTTCTTCTGCAGAGCCTTTGATGCCGGTCATAATCTTTGCAAGTTGTGCAATCTGTTCTGGAGTCCTGCGATCACTATGCAATTCTTCTTCTGCGGCTAACGTTTCCTTATATTCACGATAACTGCGGATGCCACGCTCGCGCATATCCTCTGCTACTGCTAATCGTTCTGTCATCCATGAAGCATTGCCTTTTTTCTCATTGGTAAGTTCATAACCATCAACAAGCAGAGCCATCATATGCTCATCTTCTAGTGCTTCTGGACCTTCTGCTCCATAATCTACCACAGGCACCAACGCCCATGGAATATTATTTGCATCCAGCACATTAGCAATAAATTGGTATTTGGTTTCGCTATCTGCTGTAGCAGTTTTAGCACCATAAATGTGCTCTGCCCAGCGGCGTTCCCAGTCTGTAGTCTCACCTACATAAAACGGAATATCTACACCCTCATGACTAAATCTTAGTTCATAAATGCATCCAGGTTCAAACCCTACGAGGTTGCCTGCTGTATCAAAAATCTTCTTGGCCATTATTTTTCCTTTACTATTGTATTTTACTTACCTTAAAGACAAAAAGCAAGCGCAATATAGCCTAAAAATTGCAGATTTTACAAAAGGCAACACCTCCGGCGTTTCACAACGTGAGAGGTGCTGTGTGCTATTAAAAAAGTATGTCACACTCTGTGCAACACAAATATTTATTAATACTTTTATATAGATAATACCAAAGTAAATTTTCAGTCGTTTTCGTTGGGTTCTAACACTCTACTCACTGCCATAATGCCCACAGTGAAGGCATCAGTTGTATGGATCTCGTTTAGTTTGCGAGCAAGTCGAATAGCATGTCCTGCTTCTGGGAACATACTTTTACCATACTTGTAGCCTTGGTAGCCGAGGTCAGGATTGTGTGTTCGCACCTTAATGGGCTCACCATTGTACAGAACAGCAAATACTGCATCTGCTTCACACACTTCAAACACACGATCACCATCAGCATGTGTGCAAATGATTGTAGGCTGTGGGCGTGCCATTATCGCTTGCCTCCTATGATCCTGTAGATGTATGAACGGGCTGTGTCATGTTTGAGTGCCATTTCATCAACACTCATACCAGCCGCATTATCCCGCATCACTGCGGCATGATCTATTTGTTTGCGGTCCTTTAGTTCAATGCCAGCACGCCATTTCTTGACCACGTAATAAATGTTTGGTTCTGGAAAGTCCAATGCCTTTGAAATTTCTGTTGCTGTCTTACCTGCATCCAACATGTCATAGACCTTACCATGGTCAAGCACTCGTCTTTGCACCAAACCTTCACCAACTGCTCGTTGTGCTGAATTTGTAGGGCGCTTCCACCATACATAAGCCGCACCGTGTTCTTGATATATCTTTAACCACTTCATTACTTCGTCCATAGGCACTGCCGCACATAATCCTAATGCTGGCACAAAGTCTTTGGACTTTGGGTGATTCATCTTGCCTGGTGCGGGAATGTTATACCAACGAAATAATTCACGATGCATGCCAGTTACTGGCAAACCATAGCCTTCTGGCTTCTTATACCAAACGCCTGCAACTGATATTTCGTAAGTGGTCAAACTGCCTTCTGCAAAGGTAGTGTCTATTAAGTTGGCTTCATTTAGTGCCCGCCGTAGCCAAGCACGGGGGCTACCTAAAGGTCCTGTAACCCCGTGCCCTACTTGGGTTTGTGTGTTTATCCATGTATCTTCTTGCATGCAATTATATATGCATGAAATGGTCTGGCTGTTAGACCTGTTATTTGATGTGGGTGATTAGATAGCCCATAGTGCCAAGTAGTGCAACAATGATAGTGCCTGCTACTGTAACCATGGTTTTAAACTTTTCATCTTTGGCATTGTTTAGCATTGATTTAATTTCAGAGAACTGCTTTTCATTAGATTGCTTTAGTTCCTTAACATCTGCACTAATCGCATCCATGCGTTTTTCTACACTATCCATACGAGTTTCCAATGCCTTATAACGCTCAGAGCACACTTGCTCATGAGTGCTTAACCTTGCTTCTGTACTATCTATCTGACTCACGGCAATAATTTCCTTTTTAGATTTTCCAATTCTTGATCCCTTAGTTCTCGGACTAATTGGTTGTAAACTGCTCGGCTCCATAGTTCTTCCTTATCTATTACAATATCAGAAAGATCATTTTTTATTGCGGGCCCGAGCCTGATTGGCTCTGATGGCCCTAGCCTGAGCAACTGCTCCAGCTTTGGTGGGATAAACTTTACCTGATTTGCCATATTGGTATCCTTTTCCGCCTCGTGGGCCAGTTGCTTTGTGTATAGGCATATTTATTAGGCTCCTACTGGTGTTAATGTTGTGATCAATGCCGCAGTCGACGGGGCAAACGCTGTAGCCGCATAAAACGGGAATGTGATGGCTGTATTATCGACAGCATAAGCAATTTCCCAATAGTCAGTTGTGTTTGCTGAACTGATCAAATAGTTCCAGCCAACAATATTTGCGTTGCCTTTTGTGACATATACACGACCAGTTGAACCCACAACATCCACACCGTTCTTACGCAACCAAATATAAGCAATGTGGTCACTACCGTTGTCGCTGTTGCTGGTTTGAACAGAGAACTGCAAGTTATACTTGCCAGCCGCTCCAGGAATCAATCTACTTGTGCTGCCAACTGTGGCAATGTTGGAGTCATCAGCAGTGCCCAATGGGAACACATACGCTGTATTAGCTGCCACTGGAGTAATAGTTGTGCTATAAGCAAACTGGCCAAACACACGGTTGTATATTAGGTTATCACCAGTGATGTTGGCAGTAGCACCTAAGTTTTTAAATGTCACAGGGCCGCAGGAGAAAGTGCCGCCTGCGGCATTTAGACCCAGATAGTTAAATGTGTTAGTGCCACCTTGGAAGTTGTATTGATCGCTCTTGTAAGTCACTGCGGCTGCTGTGTGATCAATGATGCTAATACGATTACTTGTATTAGCAGGAGTTGCTGTTGGAAACGCACGAACTCTAAAACCACTGCTCATGTAAGCCGCAGTTGTTGTGACTGCTTGCGAACCACTTAAGGTTGGAGCAACTGAGTGTGGGATACCTAACACTAATGATGTCAGTGTTGGAACGCCACCAACTGGATAATCACCACTGGTAATGTTGTTTAATCCACTAATACTCAACACACTATTGCGTCCATAAGCATATTTTGTTTGCCCACTAATAGTCAATGTCACAGCACATCGTGTAATAGTCAAACCAATTGAAGTGCCTGGTGTTGTTGTAATAGGCAAGCCACCAGGTGTTGCTGATAGCGTTGCTGTTGTTGTGCCGTTAGTAGCAATGATATAATAATCTTGGCCACCAGCAATACCAGTTGCTGATCCTATTAAAGTGCCTACCATTCTGATTGCTTGTCCAACTGCTGGAGTTGTTGCATTAAATGACACTTGGCCTTTAGTTCCCGTCACTTGTAAGTTGCTAACCGTAGCACGGAAACTTGATACCGCAGTAATGTTTGCCGCAGGAAGTGTAAGTGTGCTATCACTAAAGTTTTCAGCCGCATAAGATTGGATTTGAATACCGTGTAAAGTATTCATGCGACCACCTTGATAGATAGTGCCTACTCTATTACCAAAGTCAGATGTGCAATAACCGTTAAAGTTCAATGTACCCAACACGTCGCCACTTAAAGTGGCACTTGGTGCTACTGAAGTAGTTCCAGTCCAGGGCAATGTAACACCTGAAACACTATTACCTCGTGCCATTTGTAAGTTCAAGGATGCGGCTGAGTTAGCCGCACTTAAACTATCTCCTTCAAAATGTGTATAAACTGCGTTGGCACTATTACCAGCAAGACCGCTAATACTACTAACCGCACTATAACCATTATTATCACTTAACCAATTTAATACTGGGCTCGGAAATACATATGAATCATCGGGCGTTGCTTGCATTTCGCCTTTCAAGCGAACATTGGTGCGCAGACTCTTAACATACACTTCATTGCTGCCATTAACAGCAAGATCAACACCATTAGCAACAGCACTACGAGCACGAGCGTTAGTAAAATATTGGTTAGTTCCTTCTGCTAAGTTGGTTGTTGTTTTAGTGGCTAATCTTGTATCAAAATCACTATTGGCACGGGCAGTAGTGTAATATAAGTTGGTTGAGCCTTCTGTAATACCATCAGTTGAGGGCGTAGTGTAAGAAATAACACCAGTTGTACTATTATAACTTAGAGAACCACTTGTACTAATAGCACCACGAGCCAATGCGTCAGTATATTGAGTGATTGTATTGGTAATTACACCAGTAGTACTGTTATAGGAGATACCAGTGCCAGCACTTACCGATCCACGAGCACGAGTATCTGTATAATATAAATTTGTTCCTTCAGCAAGATCTGTTGTAGTCTTTTCTGCTAAGTGCCCATCAAATGCAGTTTCAAAATCAGCAGTGTTTAATTTTTGACCTAATGCACTTGTAACAGTTGTGGCAAAGTTGGCATCGTCACCCAATGCCGCAGCCAATTCATTTAATGTATCTAATGTTGCTGGAGCACTATCTACTAATGCCGCAACTGCACTATTGGCTGCACTTGTTGCGGCATTATCTGCGTAAGTTTTAGATGCAATTGTAGTATCAACTGCAATAACGCCTGTAGTATTATCATACGCAATGCCTGTGCCTCCGCTGATAGCAGTACGAACACGCCCATCAGTGTAGTATAAGTTTGTGCCTTCGGCAAGATTGCTT